ATCTAGCGTTACTGGCGGCCAAGCGGGCACTTCAGTAACATTATTTTTCGCCTAATTCATGTAAAATAATTAATTGAATTTTAGATAATGGACGGAATAGTATTGGCAGTTGTAAATCCAGACACGGGAGGAATCTATTCTGCGTCTGGAAGTACCATTTTTGGTCTTGATGCCGGTGTAGATAATACAGGAGAGAATGTTGTTTTTCACGGAACAAATACTGGGAAGGGAAATACAGGGTCCAATGTATATGGATTGGGCGATAGTGCCGCATATTACAACACTGGAACGCGTGTAATTGCAGTCGGTAATGCTGCAGGATATCAAAATATAGGTTCTGAATGTATTTTTTTAGGAGACGGAGCAGGACAATCAAATAGTGGTCAACAAGCAATATGTTTGGGTGTTTATTCAGGCGTATCTTCTGGTAATGATTATTCTGTGTTCATTGGTGCATATGCTGGACAATATTCTGCTACAAACGGTTCAGGGTTAGATATATTTATTGGTTCAAATGCAGGGTCGTTTGCGTATGGTGACAGGACGATTGGTATAGGAACAAATGCATTGCGTTCAAATGGAGGCAATGATGTCATTGGTATAGGTTTTGCTGCTGGCGACAATGAGTTTAACATACAGGGGGTAGTATCTAATTCTATATTCCTAGGAAGCAACCCAGGTCAGAGCAACTTGAATGCGTCTGGGAATATCTTCATGGTATACGGAACAGAATACAATGCTCAACCGTTTCTAAGAGGGGACATGTCAGATAGACTACTAGGAATTGGTTGTACTCCGTCGTATAATTTGGATGTAACTGGTTCGGCAAGAATTACGGCAGATGTACATTTTACAGGGTTAACTAGCAATTCAAATCCATATATCCTAACTGTGGATGGATCGGGGTTTGTGGCATATGAATCCAATATACAACTTTCAAACTGGTCATCGTATCCGGCAAACACGGATGTAAACATGTCTGGTTACAGTATTTCAAATGTTAACAATATATCTACTGCAACGGTAAATGCAAGTTCCGACATTTATATTGCAGGCGTCTCTTTGTCTGGTGCTATAACTTCGCTGTCGGGAAGTGTATCCAATATATCGGGGTATGTATACACGCAAATTCCTAGTATATGTGGTGCTATAACTTCGCTGTCTGGAAATGTATCCAATATATCAGGGTATGTATACACGCAAATTCCTAGTATATGTGGTGCTATAACTTCGCTGTCGGGAAGTGTATCCAATATATCGGGGTATGTATACACGCAAATTCCTAGTATATGTGGTGCTATAACTTCGCTGTCGGGAAGTGTATCCAATATATCAGGGTATGTATACACGCAAATTCCTAGTATATGCGGTGCTATAACTTCGCTGTCTGGGTATGTATATAGTTTATCTGGTGCACAGTTCTGGGCAAATTTTGCTGCAGTAAACAATGTCAACATGTCTGGATTTGTTATTTCAAATATTTCGTCTGCATTTATTTCAAACAATGCTACGATATCTGGAACACTAACCGTATCAGCAGAAGTTGTACGTAATGCACTAAATGTATCTGGATTAGCGACATTGTCTTCATTGATCGTTCAGAATGATATTTCAAGTGCCAGGACAAACTACAAATATTCAAATGTAATGTATGTGATGTCAAACGGAAACGATACAACTGGAATAGGAAGCATCCTCAACCCATTTGCAACAATTTCAAAAGCAGTATCTGTATTAGAAAGTCAAACACTGGATTATGATCAACAGGGTGTTATATATGTGGGTCCTGGGTCATATGGTGCCTTTACAATTTCAAAAGGATACTTGACTATTAATGGTCCTACGATGCACAACAATCAACCACAGTATATGACTACTATTGGTCCAATTACAGTGAGCATAAGTGGACAGACTGCAACATATGATCAAAATCAAGTAATTTTAAACGGTCTATTAATTGCAGGGGGTGGTAATCCGGCAATTACCAATAATTCTACGTCACAGCATAATCTCGTTATTAAAAATTCACTTCTTAATGGAAACGACAGGATTGTTAATCAAACTGCGTCAAATGCTACAGGGACACGATTTATTATGCAGGATTGTAAAATTCAACAGGACTCATCTGCTACTTCTACTAGTTCTGTTCTTTTATTAAGTGGAAATGCGTGGTTAACAATAGACAGATGTGAAATAACAACTGTCAACAAGGGTGCTCCGTTGGAAATAGCAGGAAGTACTTGGTTGAGAGGACTTGCCAATTCCTTGATAACGTGTACACTATCTTCATCAACTGGAACACCTCCATTAGTAGATTTAAAATCTTCAACTGTACTTCTTCCTCATACATTTGCTTCAAATTCGTTCTTTTATCAAGCAACAAACACAAAATTCACACAGAGTGCATGTGCGATTGCATTTACAAATACTAGTAATTTAAACCCAACAGGTACTACCCCTGCCATCATTCAATTATATAATAACATATTTCAACTCACCGGAACAAATGATACTTCAAACTATGTAGTCAAGACGTATAACACAAACAATAGTTACCCAGTTAATAGTTTATATGTTTTTCGTTCAAATAACAAGATATTCCAGGCGACTGGTGTATCATATGCCTCTATAATAGATCCATCAATAAGCACAAGTGCTATTTCAAATTTAATAGGTCTCGGACCCAATGATCCAGATACTGGAAGCAATTGGGCAGTTTTTCCTGCTACGCAAAATGTCAACATGTCTGGATTTGTTATTTCAAATATTTCGTCTGTATTCATTTCAAACAATGCTACGATATCCGGATTAGCAACGCTGTCTGCGGCAACTGTACAGAACAATTTGACAGTAAACTCAAACGTATTCATTTCAAACAATGCTACGATATCCGGATTAACAACGCTGTCTGCGGCAACTGTACAGAACAATCTTTCAATCAATCAATTAAATGGAGCAACTTACCCAACGACACTTGGATCGACGGGTCAAGTTTTGACAATATCTTCTACAGCAAATACACTGTACTGGGCAACCCTGTCTGGTCAAGGTTATTCTGGAAATGTATTGAAAGTAGACCAAGTATACGGAAGTGATACATTAGGAAGCGTTGGAGTGTATCCGTACTTGACAATTAGTAAAGCACTGAGTGTAGCAAGTGCTGGTCAGATGGTATGGATCATGCCTGGAACATATAATGAAATATTGAATATACCGAATAATGTCAGTGTACGAGGAGCAAATACACAGTCTGTTACCATACAGCAGTTAAATGTCACAAATTCTACTACGTTGATTACTATGGGTTCAAATTCAAGACTTGAAGATGTAACACTAACTTTAACTTCGTCTTCAACACCTACAAACAATGCAGTATATAGATGTGTTCAGATTTCAAACGGCAATATTCCAACCTCGAAACTTAGATCAATGGTCATGAATGTAAACAATTTTAATCCGTGCGGAAGTGCGGTCGGGATATATACATACGGCGATGTATCTAATCCATTTAATGTAACGTCTGCAGATACCATACGTGGATCGACAATTAATGTCAATACGAGTGGTCAGCAAGGTGGATACGCAACATGTATCCAGGTAGCAGGTGCCAATAGAACATCTGCAAGAGATACAAACGTCTTTGTAACTGGAACAAATTGCTTGGGAAGTCGTTTAATTGCATGCGAAACAGTGTCTGCGGCAGCACTTGACTTGCGTGCTTCAGTGATAAGTGCATCGGGTTCTTCGTTAACAAATTGTTCGCTTGCCGAAGTATCTCAGACAAATCCCTCGTCTGAAATTATCATGTCATATACACGCCTACAAAATCATAATGCAAATAGTCTTGGATTCACAGCTGCTCAGATTCCTACGAATATAGTGTTTGGAACATATGAAAACAATAAACCATCTGGAGCAAATGGTTGGACACAGAGCAATTTTAATACAAACTATTATATGCTTCCTGGAAGCACGTTGCGTTCAAATTTAATCACAGATGTATCACTAGCATCACCATTCATCATAGAACAGGATTGTCTGCTCCATAATGTCTTCTTTTCAGCAAACAGTAACATAGTAAGTAATGGAGTAATGACGCTAAATATCTACCACGACGATACAACATCTACAAATTTAATTTTATCACTAAATATGAGCGGTGCGCTCAGCAATGTAAGTAATACTGCTTTTTCATATACATTTCACAAGGGAGATAAGATGTTTGTAAATTTATGTGGCGGAGGTGCAACTGGCAATCAATTAGACAATGGATTTAGAAACATGCAAGTAAATATCGGGTTATTTTAATCATATACTTAATCAATGATTACGGATACACGAACAATTCAAGATTTTCAAACATTTACATTTTCGGGGCATTCTCGAAAATTAGCATGCAAGTCGCTTCAAGAAAGTATTCAACTTGGTCATGCTGATTATGCTTGTTATTGGTCGCTTGAATTGCTCTGTTCGGGACTTGTACATTCTCTGTGGTCGGTCTTTTTTGAATCTGCTTCTCTTTGTATTCATCGCGCGTGTCCAAACATGTTTCCTTATTTAGTTACTCAATATGAACGCTTTTCTACGATTCAAGATGGGTTTCCAATCATGTACATTACAGAAATACGAAATCGCGAAGATGCTCGAATCATTATTGTAGAGACTGCGACTGCACTATCAACAGCAAAGAAGCAAAAGACAGTTACTCTTTCAAAGATCAAACCCGAACATGATTTTCAATTGACTACTATACAGGAAAACATACGAGCACCGTCACAGAATTTTGCATTGTCGTTTTTGAAGGCAGATGATCCTCATGAATTAACAATTCCGTTTAATGAATTTTGTCATTCTATTCAATCGCGAGATACAATTCGTTCTCTGTACTGGTTTGCTTGGATTCTCAAGTATGCCAGTCATCAGAAAAAGACGACAAAAAATACTATAACGTGTTCAGAACGTCGCAATGCGTTTGTGGATACAAAATATGCACGAAATATAGTGTGGTTGTTTTGGGATGTCATAAATACAAACAAAAACACGTATATTGATTCTCTTTTCAAATTGTACTGTCTTCGTTGGGAACCTTCTAAAATTAAAGAACGACAGACATTTTTAATTACTGCAATTCTCTTTGTGACGGAACATTTGGATACACACGAACCAGCAAAGAAGAATGAATTGGAAATTGGCATGATGTTACAAAAGATTCCTGATTTTATTCAAACAATTGAGAATACAAAAAATACCTTTACAACAAGATAAATATGGCACTAGGATTTGCAGAAAAGGCACAAATATCTGCCTTTCAGGCACTCTTGTTTTACATTATAGCAAATCCAATTACATTTTCTGTCGTAGACAGTCTTGTTTCCGTGATAACAGGTCCGTATTCATCATTCAAGGTGGCACACGGAGGCAATCCTACTGGGTTTGGTCTTTTGTTACACGCATTCGTCTTTTTCCTCATCACGCTGGCACTCATGTACGTGTAAAATGGATCAAAAAAAGACAATTCTATCATTTTGCTATCACGAATGTTAATCTTTATTGATACTGAAACGACAGGACTCCCAAAAAAGCGTCAAGATGCTGAAATCGAAGCGCATGTCTGGCCAGACATTGTATCGATTGCTTGGATTGTAACGGACGACGCCGGAACAGTTATACGAAGTTGTTACTTTATTGTCAAACCAAAAGATTGGATAATTACAGAGGATTCTACAAGAATTCATAAAATACAACACAATACTGCGAGTGATTATGGAATTCCACTTGAAAAGGTTGCTGAATTGTTGATTACCGAACTTGTAAATACATCCTGTATCGTAGCACACAATATGAATTTCGATAGAAATGTTATTGTAAATGCTCTTAAGTGGAAATTGTCTTTGAATGTAGATACCTTATTCAACAAGACATTTTGTACCATGGAAGCAGGTAAGACCATTACGAACCTTCCTAAAAATCGGTATCCCAGTCTATCTGTCTTGTATACTCACCTGTTTGGTTCTGCTCCAAATGTTCTTCTTCACAATGCATTGAATGATGCTCTTGTATGCATGAAGGTCTATTTCAAGATAAATAGTTTACCGGTAGAAAGACCTGTACATGTAGTAAATGAAATTTCGTCGATACAACCTAAAAAATTATCCCTATGCCTTGCCGACATTACAGAATGAATACAAGACAGTGTTTGTTTGGAGTGGTCTAAAACGACTTGATACTCATACACGGAAATGTTATATTTTTTCATATAATTATGGTTGGCGTCGAGATGAGTTGAAATATCCAGACCATCTCTCACGTGTAGATTATATGGAAGATGCCCATGTCAAAATTTACAATGATACAATGTATTCTGAAAACGACGAATTGTTCGTTTGCGAGAACCCTTGAAAAGTATACTTGATAAATAAATGGATATCAGCGACATGATATATCTGGCATTTGCCACATTGTTGGTGATTGTATTGCTTCACCTTGGAGTATTCTGGGTATCACGCGTCATACAACCGCCAAAACCGAAAATAGTCTATGTTCAACAACCAAATCCTATTGTACAGCAACAACCTATTTTAAAAGAAACTGCACCATCAATACAAGTGCCTACCTATGAACAGCGTGCGCCTGAGCCAACGTCTTCGGGATCTGTACCAATGGGACAATTGCCTCCACCTGTCGAGACGAGGCAAACCAAGTAATTACAGGGTGGAAACCATTCAAACAAATGCAATTCCTGGTTGGTTGTGTTTGACGCGAGATGAGGCGGGGGATCCAGTGACATTCTTGGTTCAGAGACGAGAGAATCCAAAAATTACAAGGGTGCGCTGTGTTATGGACGAAAGATGTTACGAGGATACCATTTTACGTGTCGAATATACGTCTACATCCATTTATCTCGCAGATATATGGATGTGGAATTCATATAAATTATTCAATAACACCACGTTTTCATGGAGACAGTCATTTTTACGAGAGGTATACAATACCCTGTATACCTCTTGCCCTGCATTTGAGAGTCATGCGTTTTTACTGAGAGAAAAATCTACAGATATTCGCGGTTACGAGTATTATACAGACAAGGTTGGCGAATACGGAATATTTGTACAAGCAGATGAAGACATGTGTGAAATTACTAGAACAGAAATTCCAGACGTATACCGTCTTTCAAACGGAGAATACCTGCGCGTTCGTACAATGAAATTTTCAAAATATTTGCGTACACTAGGAGATACGTTCAAGATGCGCTGTTTTCAAAACGAAGATACAACTTGGAGTCCAAAAGAATTATCTCTTGTATAGACACAATGGCACGAAAAACGAAAGTCAGTCGTAAACAAAAGGGTCGTGGTTACGGGTTTGGAGGTTCTATTTTAGAAAATGCAGGGGGGTCAAATGCCGGCAATGCGCTTTGGAATAAAAACATGGGAAGTGATTGTGGCGCTTCTGCCAGCGAACAATCGCGCGGAGGAAACAATACATTGGCAGGCGGGCGCAGAAAAAAGAGACATGGTCGTAAGCATACTCGTAAGCATGGTCGCAAGGGAGGAGGCAGCATTCTTGCCCTGCAACAACCCCGTGCAGGATATACATTTGATGGAAGTGGCGTAGCGGGAACGAAGGATACTGTCCCGCAACCTGCCTACACGACGTATGTGTAAGAAGAAAAATAGAAATATACTATAATGAGTAAAAAATCGAATACAGATATTCTAATTGCTAGTGGTATTCTTTTAGTATCGGTAGTCTTTTTAGTGCAGCGCAGACTCGGTTATGTGGCAGTTTGGTTACTGTTGATTACCGCGGTATTTGGTTACGGCGTTCGTATTCCTCTCACCGTCTCAGTCATCTTGGCAGTTATGGCAGTGATTATGATAATATTAATCTCGGGAGAGTATCGCAGGGAGGGATATGAAAATGAAAATAAAGATGACAAGGAAAAGAAGAAGGAACCAGAGGCACATACAAAGGACAAGGATGGTGCACTCAAGGCAGACAATGTTAAAGAACCATATATAGATTCTGGAACTACGATTTTGCATGCCTTTCAAAAATTAAAACCCGAACAGGTCCTTCAGATGCGTGAAGATACAAAGGAACTCATGGAAACACAAAAACAACTTGTTGACACACTTGCTTCACTTGGACCGCAAATCAAGCAGGGGGCAGATTTAATGAAGAGTTTTCAAGACATGTTTGGGGGCAATTTTCTAGACGTTGTCAAACAAAAATGAAGCACCTGCTGCCCATTTGAATAATTGATGATTTTTATCTTTTGAAGAAACAGATATTACTGGCGCATTCAACCGAATAGTCAATAATTTCCAAATCATAATTGTCATTGACAAATTATAATATTCTACGACTTCTAACCATCCATTTGCACATTCCCATAGAACTCGCAGGGATGAAAATATATAAAAAGAAAATCGTAAAAAGGATACATTGACATCTCCACCCCAGTATGTATATATTTCAGGGAAAAAGTAAAAACATGTCCAAAAAACAAAATGAAGAATTGGTTGGACAAATAATGTTAAAATATGAGTTAACCTTTCAAAAAAGTATATGCTGTCTATTTTTTTAGATAATTCTATATGTCTCTGTATAACCTTTCCATGGTTTTCACTTTCAGTCATTTTTCTTATCTCTTCCGTCACTCTGTTCATCCCCTGCAACTGGTTCATATCCTTTAATTAAAATACCTTCAGAAGGAAAAGTAGTGTTTTCAAACGTTTTTGGATGAATATAGACCCACTGGTTTCCGCGAGCATAAGGAAATAGAGAATCCAACACTTCCTGTGTAATACGATTTCCTTCACATACAAAATCGCTCATAACGTCTGTACAATCAATCGTTTCTTCGTTTATCTTATAACCAATAAACAACCACGGAGCAGTGGGTCTCTCAAATAGATTCTCTACAGAATACGGGTCTCGAGAAGCACAATTGTGATGAACTGCCATACGAACAGTACCGTCGTTACGAACAACTTCATGAATCAAAATAGGATATTCAAGGTCTGAAGACAATGCCTCTCTGGTTTCAGAGAAATACCTCGCTTCCAAGGTCGGACTACAGAGCATCCATCGTTGATCGTATTCCACAGGTTGATTGGTATAACAGAGACTATTGAAAAAATCAAGAACCCTGTAATAAAATCTTACACTCCAAAGAACCATCTTTGTCGGGACCACGTTCAAATACTCGTCCATTGCGTAATAAATCTTTTAATACGTAAATGTTTCGCGCAGAGTAGACGCAACTAGTCTATCAAGTTGCAGTCCCATTGCAACAGAAGTTGCAAGTGCCGTGACAACAAAGGGAGTAGCAATTAAAAACCATGAAACAACACCCAGATCAATGCGACAGAGTAGATCTAGTATAAAAATGGTGGCGCCGCCAAAAACCACCTTGGAAATGACAGTCACCCATGCAAAATCTGCCACATCAAATCCGAGTTGAACTGCCAAGAAAAGAGCATACAAGAGTGCGGGCGGGCAAAGATTGTCGATAAATTTCATTTTCGTATTTATACATTCTCAATATAAAAATGAGTGACGATGGCAAGATTATGCAGGTGATGCAATTTACCGGTTGTACAGAGGATGTAGCAAGAGATGCCCTGGAAAAGGGAAATTGGGATGTCATTGATGCTCTTGATCGTTTGACAAATCTCCCAAAGATTTCGGGGTCAAAATATATTCCGGCAAAACCGGTTGTGAAGGATCATTTGACCCCCGATGTTCGTGAAAAGATTATTCAGGCAAGACAACTTGCAGACCTGCTTACCTACGCACCACAAAACGACCTCCGCGGAAAGGCATCGCATTACCCCGAGAAGGAATCCCAGGAACTGAAGAAGTAGGCGCCTCTGCAGTATTTTTCTTCATGCTTTCGTCTTTGGGAGCAAATTGAACACCGTATTCATAAAATTTCCTTTCAATAGTCTTAATGTCTTCAAAAACATTCATATTGTATGTAGTCTCATATGCACGAGACGAAAATTCCTTGTATGTATCTGGATTGTCCAAAGATTCAATTGCATCAAACCACGATTCTAGATTACCATAATCCAACATGAATTGAGAATCTTGAATCCATTCACACATGCCCTCTGTACTCCCCGATGGTCTCGGAGGGTACTTTGAATCCTTTCCAAGGGGTTTTGTATGAAGCACCGGAATACCATTGTACATTGCTTCAAAAGCAACACGCCCCCACGATTCATAAAGAGATGGAACCAGCAGAATTCGAGTGTCTTTTAGAACATTTCGTATGTCGTCTTGAATATCAATCCACTTGATATTTGGAATGGTTGTAGGAACAGGAAGTCCATTGTAATACGGTTTTACTCCGAGAAACTTTTTATGCGGAAACTTTACGGCACATTCAATGAAGAGACCGATACCCTTCATTGCATTTGCGTTGATAAGTGTTATGTATTCGCCAGATGGGACCGTCCCTCGTTCGTGCATTTTTATTTCGTTTTCAAGCATGATTGGACGAACAGTTTCTACCGTCTTGAATGTCGGAGAAATGGTAATTCTCGACTTGGTAACACTCGTTATATGTTTACTAACTATCCATAAAAATTCTGCCCATTTCCCATGTCTCTGATATTCGACAATTGATTCTAAATTTTCTCCAAAATGCATAGTTACAACAATGGGTTTTTCAAAACCTTCATTGATTTTTCGAACCTGCTGTAAAAAGGGATAATGTGGACTTGACCACATATGTGCTCCTCGTAATTCATTTTCAGAAACGGTATAATGACTCCACGGAATGCCTCTATAGACTCCTCTTGCTGCTTTGTTTGATCGATTAATAGTTACAAAATGCACATTGTGCCCTCTTCTCTGCAACTCTCTTGCTATTGCCACGTCATGAAAAAAGGCACCACACGGATCCGGTAAATACTGAGAAAATAACACAACCTTCATTATTCAGTGCTCATAACTGCCTTTTGACGAACGAGACGCGTAGGATCGCCACCGCGTGCCCATGTCTGTTGAAAATTATTCAACTCCTTCATTTCGTCACGAACAGTTTGAATTAGAGGATCAAACTGATTAGGAAAAAACTTATCCGTTACGGTAGAACATTCTTTTCTGGTTCTAACAGGCATGCTTTGAATCAAAGTACTTTCAGTGTCCTTCATGCTTGCAGACGGACCTCCAGACATCCAAGGAGTCGTTGCCCAAGGACGAGCAAACAATTGCTGATTGCCCTTTGGACGCTGTGTTCCCGGATCTCCCAAAATCAGACGAGAATACAAATCTACATCACATCCCCCTGCGGCAGTATTTCCAAAGTTTCCGGTATAATTCATTGTAACAAATTGAGATGCCCACGATGCATTGGAATCGAAATCTTGACACGGCGAAGGATTGGGTCGAGCAGTTGTCATCCAATATGCTTGCTGTGCCTGATTGTCTCTGAAATCATACTGCATTTGCTGAACGTCATTTTTTGGTCGCGTAGGAGCATAGAACCATGAAAGCGGATTGTCTGTTTGCGGTTCTTGAGAGGTCATTACTAAATAAAGATAAAGAAAAAACGGATACTTAGTCTTTTAAAATAAAAGGAGTCAAAATGCTGGATTGGATAGACCACTACCTAGAAAGGAATGACGAATTATATATTGCTTTCTTGATAGTACGTTTGCTGTACCTGATTGTCTCTGAAACCATGCTGGATTTTTTGGACATCTTGACACGTATTAAATAAAAACGGATACTTAGTTGTTTGAAATAAAAAGAGTCAAAATGTTGGCGCCGTGCGATTGGATAGAGCACGACGAATATGGAAAGTATATCGTAGAGGTGCACGGAAGGACTGACGAATTATATCCTGCTGTTTTGAAAATTAATGGATACAAACCATACTTTTATGTTGCAGTACAAGAAGATATCGACCTTACAAAATTTCAACAGATTCTATTGGAATGCGAAATAAAGGCAACGATAACTCCAGAAGAAAAGTACGATGTATACCAAGGATTTAATTTCTATGAAAAGACGCCCGTTTGGAAACTAGAAGTTGAAAGTCTAAAAGACTACCGAAATCTTGTCATTTGTGCCAAGTCTAATTTTAACAGGGTGTTTGAAGCAAATCTTCCACCATTGTTGCGATTTTACCACGATCACGAAATATCTCCAGCATCTCCATTAAAATTTACCCCGACTTCCAAAGTCAAGGGAGATATCAAGGGTTGGAATGTAAGTCATAAAAATATCAAGAGTGATCCTTCGAACGATACGCCATGGAAAGTTGCCGCGTACGATATCGAATGCATGTCAAAAAGCGGTCAGTTTCCGATTGCACGCAAGTCTTGGTCCTACATTGTTGAAAAGATATTCAAGGATATTCAAGATGCTCCAGAAGACGACACGTTGACTGACATCTTTCAGCGACGACTTGAAATTGAAGGACTTGGGAGGAAAATCAATCTTCTTGGATTTCTAAAACAGGAAAAGGTTCTCGAGGCAATCGACGATGAAAACTCGCCTGTAATTGAAAGGGGTCTCGCGGATCTTGTCGGCGGAGACATTGGAGACCCAGTAATTCAAATTGGTATTACTCTTCGTTGGTCAAGTAGCATGACAACGAATATAAAACGTCGAGTATTTGTACTAGGTTCTGTCGAGGGATCTCCCGAGTTTATATCATGCAAAACAGAGGGCGACATGATTGAAGCATTCATGGAATTTGTTCAGCAAGAAAATCCAGATATTATTTGCGGGTATAACACGTATGGGTTTGATGATCACTTTCTATTTCAGAGAGCAACCATTTGCGGAATCAAACTCAATCTGGCACGAACTTCCATTTGGGGAGATCCATTGCAGCACAAGATATTTGAATTGGCATCTGGAAAGTACGAAGTAAATTTCATCAAGACTCCTGGACGACTGACTATTGATCTTTTGCTAAACATTCGGAGGGAACATAATCTGGACTCTTATAAACTTGATAATGTGGCAGGGACGTTTCTACGGGACAAGGTAGTTAATATAACGTGTATAACGGGTGAACAATCTCAACCCTATGAAGTCTTCACCAAGAGCACGCGCGGTCTCTTTGCTGGAAACTATGTTCGATTTGATATTGTTGAAAATACAATTAATCCTTATCGAGATGGAGAAAAGTTCATGGTAAAGGAGGTTCATCCCAAAAAATTCATTATCGAACTTCCAAAACACAAATATATATTTGAAGATTTGACCCCTGACCAAATGTCTCATTTGGAATGGTCGTTTTCAAAAGACGACATCTCGCCACAGGAACTCTTTCGACTGCACGAGGGCACTGCAGAAGATCGAGGCATCATTGCAAAGTATTGTATTCAAGACTGCGATCTTGTCTTGACTCTCATGTCAAAATTAGACACACTGTCAAATGCTCGTGGTATGGCAGACGTGTGTTTTATTCCACTTCAATATCTCTTCTTGAGAGGTCAGGGTATTAAAATCTTCTCTCGTGTGGCATATGAGGCATCGCGAAGAAATCAAGTAATATTGACACAAGAAAGCATAGAGGGAGATACAAGTTACGAAGGCGCAATTGTAATTTCACCAAAGATAGGCATGTATCTTGACACCCCTATTGCTGTTTTGGATTACAATTCGCTGTATCCGTCATCCATGATTGGCGAAAATCTTTCTCCGGACACATTTGTATGCATGAAGACGTATACTACGAGTGGAAAACTCACAGAATATGAAGGCATGCCTATTGAACAGGTAAAAGAAATTCAAAATTGTCATGAGGTGTCGTATGATCTGAAAGACGACGAAGGACGCGTCATTGGAAAGCAGGTGTGTGTATTCAAACAACCAGATGACGGGAATACTTTATCTACCGGTCTTATTCCCACTGCGCTTGCAGTCATGTTAAAGAAACGAAAAGAGGCGCGTAAACTTTTGGAAGCATGTGCTGACGACGCACAAAAGTCAGTATACAATGGTCTACAACTTGCATACAAGATTGTTGCAAATTCAATCTACGGACAACTTGGATCGCGAACGTCTGCCATTCGCAAGGTTTGTGTTGCTGCATGCACGACTGCAGTAGGGCGCAGGCAACTCTTGTTTGCCAAGAAAACGGTGGAGGAGGAATTTGGTGCAGAAGTAGTATACGGCGACACGGATTCCATCTTTGTAAAGTTTCCTTCAAAGAACCTTGAAGAAACTATCAAGGCAGGTCAAGACGCGGCACAACTCATCACTTCAAAGTGTCCTCACAAGGCATTTGTGATCGGATATGAAAAGACATTTTGTCCATTCATTCTATTTTGCCGCAAGAGATATGTAGGAATGAAATATGAAGAAGATCCAACAAAGTGTAAGCGAGCATCCATGGGCATCGTTCTACGACGAAGGGACAATGCGCCGATTGTAAAGGATGTCTTTGGAGGAGCACTTGATATCCTACTAGAGGACAAGAATGTCAAGAAGGCAGCAAATTTTGTAAAGGACATGCTATTGAAGGTCGTTCGTGGAGAAGTCGCACTTGATAAGTTTGCCGTTACGAAGCAACTCCGAGATGACTATAAAGACCCGACAAGAATTGCTCACCGTGTCCTTGCTGATCGTATGGCAGAACGCGACCCAGGCAACAAACCAAACGTGGGCGATAGACTCAAGTTTGTATACGTAAAGAGCGATAAAAAACTTCAAGGAGACAGAATTGAAGAAATAACGTATGCAAGAGAAAAACAATTACCGATTGATTCAATGTTTTATATTACCAATCAAATCCAAACACCAGTGGCACAATTATTTGGACTTTGTATTGAAAAACTTGATGGGTATTCTGAACCGAGTATTTCCTATCGGAAAAAGTATGAAGAATACTTTGAAAAACTAGGAGATCAAGAAGAAGCAACTCTTCGAGTTCTAGCAGACAAGTACAAGCATCTTGATAAACTCCTGTTTCTATCTGCAGACTATCTTCGCAATCCCATTCGTAACTCTCGCACGGGTCCTCTTGATGGTTATTTTAAGAGGAAATAGTCATGTAAAATAAATGAATTCTCAACTCAATACATTTCTAACTGACTTGGCATATTCACGAGCAGTATTTTTTCGTACTGCAAGGACCAATGCAGAAGTACAACTTTTTCTGGAAAATGAAAGGGCATTGATTCGCACGTTTCAGAACATTACAACTTCCCATGCTATAACTACGCTATTCTTACCCGTTGCCTTGCAAGAAGATGTAGTCGTCGGGTTAACACCTGCTCAAATAGAAAATTTTACTGAAAATATACCAGTTGTCAATTCTTCTCAAGAAGTATGCACAATATGTCAAGATTATTTGCATGTAGAACCATCATGTCGTATTCGTTCGTGCTCTCATAGACTCCATAAAGTCTGTGCAAATCAATGGTTTGCCATGAGTGTTCGCTGTCCTATATGCCGCGTAGATTTACGTGAAACTCCAGAAAACATTAATAATAACAATGTCTGAAAGTCTCTGTGTTGTATGTACTCCGACATACAATCGGAAGTTTTCTCTTGAATTTTCAGTGGCAGTATTCAAGCGTCAGACGTATAAAAATCTTCACTGGGTCATTATAGATAATTCTACAGACGATACAAACTGTTGGAAGGATATTCAGAATGAAAAGGATATCAATGTAACATATGTCCGTATTTATGAAAAGAAACCCGTTGGTTTTCTGCGCAATGTATGTCTAGAAGAAGCACGGAAGTTGAATCCGGAATTTATTGCATTTTGGGACGACGACGACTACTATGTTCCTCATCGTATTGAAAAGTCCATCAAGACACTTCGTGACAATCCAAACCACGACATTATCGGAGTAGATGTCATGTCTGTTTTTCTTTCAAGAGAGAATTTGATAATGGATGTGGGACCGTACGGAAAAAATCACGCAACTGCAGCAACATATCTTTTTCGTAACAATGACAATACAAAAAAGAGATACTTTCTGGAAACTGCTTCCAAGGCAGAAGAGGGAACATTTACTCGCGATTGGACGCTCGAAATGGTAATGCTGCCGTGTAAAGACGTGCTACTCGTTATCGGTCATGCTCACAACACCGTCGATAAGAGTCAAATTTTTACCGAACAGCGGAAATTTGGAGGTCGTGTAAATAATGCAGACAATGCCAAGAATATTGTGCGATTTCAGTGGATCAAAGATCCCAGTATGTGGGAGATTTTCCGTAGAACATTTCTTGATGGGTAAATAAATCCTTTACAATATCTCCAGTTAGTGGAACAGATTTTATACTATCTGATTTTCCATATTGAAGTCTGTTTATAATTCTTCGTACATCAAATTGACACTCTTTTACCAATGCTTGGAATTCTGAAAAGGACATGCTCGAATGTTTTTTTAGATTTTCATAAAGAGTTTTTGTATTCAATGGCATACAACGATGAATTTCTACATTTTGGGGAGACTTTTTGAAAATGACTGGAACTTCGTTTGATGTCATTAAAATAGGAACCTTTCTTGTTTCATCTCGTATCCACTCCAATATCTTTCGCTGTGCGTGCGGATCGCTTCCGTCTACTTCATCCAATATTACACACGTCTTGCGAGGAGTTTCGTACTTTATAAAGGAAGTAAATGAAACTATTGACATGCAAGAATCTCTTAATTTTTGAACGTCTTCATAGGATCGCATGTGTCGCGAAGCATTAACTTCAAGAGGTTCATATTCGCATGTTTTTGCAGAGGCAATAACGAGTGTTGTCTTGCCGATTCCTGGCGATCCCGTTATAAGAACTGCCTTCCCTGGAGTATTGCTTTTTAAATATTTTTCAAGTATTTCTTTTGCTTCAGAATGTCCTATAATTTCATCAAATGTATTCGGACGAAATGTTTCCGACAGCATTATATTTAATTACACATGCCCTTAAAAGTTGTCCCGCAAGCAGCAGCAATTTCACATTCCTGACCTTGGTAAAATAGGGGGTTGTAGGGTTGGCATTTAGTCGGGTATTGAGGAATGCATTCGCCATCCTTTTCAACCCAGCGATCAGGACATGTAGCATGTTCAATGGAGGGTTTCAAAACAACAGTTGGGCGAAGAATTAGATATGCATATACAAAAAGAGTAAATACTCCAAGTGTGACCACAATGACGAGTAGGTCCTTCCAGAACGGATAATAGTCTTCAAACATTCTTCTTTATTATAGTAATGACAACATCAGCTGCCAGACATGTATGTGATATTTACTACAGGGGTACATTCAACCCAATTGTTTCTCATCATGTAGAATCATTTAATGATTTTGTTGAGCGGCGTATTCCCGTATTTCTAAAGGCAACAAATCCCATAAATCTTGTTTTGGCAGACAATAGATCTATTCAAGTATTCATAGGAGGCAAGGATGGTAGCAAGGTTGGTTATCGTCCACCTCTTGATGAACTTGAAAATGCCATAGTTCCAAACGTCTGTCGATGTGAAAACAAGACATATGCTTTGGATGTTATTGCTGATATTGACATTGATTACATTCTACCAGAAGGAATAGAATCTGTAAAATTTGAAAAGATTCGCATTGCTCAATTGCCTCTCATGTTACGATCAAAGTATTGTCACCTGTCTGCATTGACACCTGAGCAACTCTATGAACAGGGTGAAGATTTGCACGAATTGGGCGGATATTTCATCATTGACGGTGGAGAACGTGTTCTTCTTTCCCAAGAACGTTTAGGGAATAACTTGTATTATGCCGGAAGACGCAAGGTTCAGACAAGGGTTGAAGAAGATCAATTTGGAGGAAAGACAGAAAGCAGGGGAGAACAATACGAATATTATTCAGGAATTCGAAGTATATCTGAAGACGGAACTCGCGGACCGTATTCACACTATCTAGTGATACCTCCTGAAACAAGAAACTATACATTCGAGGAATTAGAAATTAGAAATATAACTGATTATGGTCAAACTCGGGTTCGCGGAGCAGCAGTCATTACATTGCCTGGGTTTAAAGTTCCAGTTCCAATCCTGTCAGTACTCCATATTCTTGGATTAACAAGCGACAAGGATATTTATGACGCAGTATTGGCCGGTATTCCGCAACAGGATAGAAGCGTATATGACGATCTCTTTGCTCAATTAATCTTGGCAAACGACAATGCAGTAAGAAGTGCTGCATTTGCCGCGGGCATCATGGATAGTGTAGATCAATATGATATTACAACTCTCCGTATAGCAACAAAGACTCGTAGTCAAGAAGAAGTATTTTATAACTTGCAGACGATGCTTTTACCACATATTGAACCAGATTCGGATCAAGACACGGGTAGTCTATATAGACGGAAAGCATATACACTTGCCTATGTACTACGTCTAGGAATGGAAAATGTCCTGCATATTCGAAAGGCGACGGATAGAGATCATTTTCGTTTCAAGAGATTTGATGTATCTGGTGACTTGTGTTTTCAAGAATTCAAGAGAATCTACAAGGATGTTTCAAAAACAATGAAGTTAAACATGGATACTCGTCTTCATTTTGAAGAAAAGTTATATAGTGGAAGAGGCATTCTAAATCTAATTCAACGAGAAAATATTGGGTCGTATTGGAGATCGTACACGTTTCTTTCTGAATTTACAAAGTCGTTCAAAGGTCAGTGGGGAGGCAAGGATGGTATATCACAAATTTTATCTCGTGTTTCCATGCTTGGAACCATTTCTCAACTCAGAAGATCTTCGCTACAAATGGATGCTTCTGTAAAGGCACTTGGTGCTCGCAGACTTCACGGAAGTTCGTTTGGGTTTACCTGTCCGTCTGATGTTCCCGATGGGCGTAACGTGGGCATGATTAAACACTTTTCTCTTTTAACAAACATTTCGACTCAAGCATCTTCTAAACCGATAAAGGAGTTACTTTTGCGTAGATCAGAATTCAGACTTGTTTCATCCATACACCCTGCTGTATGGAACAGTTCGTGGACGAGAATATACATTAACGGAGACTTGTATGGAATTGTTGAATCCGACATGACTTCTATATATGAGGAACTGCTTCAGTATAGACGTTCAAATCCGGGAGCAATTTCCATCGCATGGAATCGTACAGACAATGAGTGCATTATATCTGGAGATCCCGGTAGACCCATTCGTCCAGTGTACAGACCCGGTGTCAAACAGGAACTTGTATTATCAAAAAAGTCATGGAATGAACTTTCAGAACTTTTTGACTTTGTAGACGCAGAGGAATGCGACACAATCAAAGTTTCAATGGTTCCCTTTTCAGTAGACATGCCATCTGAGATTCATGGAGTTTTCATGTTGTCGCCACTATCTGCCGTCATTCCATTCTGCGATCACAATCCAAGTCCGCGCGTAGCATTTTCGTGTGCTCAATGCCGTCAAGGTGCTTCGTGGTTTCATAGCAATTTCAAGAAGAGATTTGACACCATTACATTGGTTTTGAATTCTCCGCAAAGACCCATATGTGAAACTTGGTTATACCCTCATATTTTGGGTCGTGGCGGTTGTATGCCGTACGGAGAAAATGCCATTGTTGCAATTGCAATATACACTGGTTATAATCAGGAGGATTCGATACTCTTGAACGCAGATAGTCTAAAACGAGGAGCATTTCAAACTACATATTTTCACTCCTACACAATTACAGAGGAACTATTGGACCCTGTAAATTTAGTACACACGGAATTTACAAATCCTACCAAAAGAGCAGTAAAACTCAAGGCAGACAAGGACTATTCCATGCTAGATGACAATGGAATTATTAAAATAGGCAGTCTTGTAACGGAAGATACAGTACTTGTTGGAATTGTTGTAAATGAACGAGACGTGTCTGAATTACCGAAGCGAGGACAAACGGGTCGTGTAGATGCTGTTCAGTTTTATACAACAAGAGATAATCTCCGGGGTGTAAAGATTCGTATATCTGAGCACCGCGAACCTATTCTGGGTGACAAGTTTAGTTCCCGCGCAGGACAAAAGGGAACGTGCGGTCTCATCATACCCGAAAGCGACATGCCATTTACAGCAGCAGGTCTTCGCCCAGATCTTATAATTAATCCACACGCAATCCCGTCGCGCATGACAACGGGACAAATGTTGGAAAGCATGTCTGCACGTATAGGAGTTGCTCTTGGATATCTCATTGATTCTACGCCATTTACTCATCAGGGGCAGGCGGGGGAGTATTCTGAGATTCTCAAGAAAATTGGACTTGAACCGCAAGGTCAAGAGATTTTCTACAATGGAATGACTGGAGAAATGATTGAAATGGAAATATTCGTAGGACCAACATATTATTTGAGAAGCAAGTTGATGGTGGAAGACAAGATTAATTATCGTGACACGGGTGCCAAGACTCTATTGACACATCAACCCCTCGAAGGTCGTGCATCTGGCGGAGGTCTTCGTATAGGAGAAATGGAGCGCGATGCTTTGATTGCACACGGAACTTCTTCGTTTATAGAAGAGAGTTTCATGAAGCGTTCTGACGAATCAGAAGTCTTGTTTCAACCTTCAACTGGATTTCTCGATACTACAGATAGAAACGAACCAATTGAAGTTCTTCGCATGCCATATGCAATGTCCCTGTTTATAAAGGAACTGGAGAGCATGCATGTACAACCTCGCATTGTGGTTTAGAGATTTCTTACCTATAATAGATAACAATGTACGTGGTCAAGCGCGACGGACGTTACGAAGAAGTCTCCTTTGACAAGGTTTTGAATCGTATCAAGAATCTTTCTGTGGGTCTTGAGCACGTAAATCCAACGATTGTAGCACAAAAAGTTTGTTCTCAAATTCAGGATGGAATTCGAACGTCTGAATTGGATGATTTTGCTGCAGAAACTTGTGCAATGATGGTAAGTCGTTCTCATCCAAACTATGGATTATTGGCAGCACGAATTGTTATTGACAATCATCATAAGAAAACGCCAGATACTTTTCGAGAGTGTGCGCGCGAGTTAAAGAATGCCGGTGTCGTTTCGGACAAGATTGTTGACATTTCCAAACTTGAAGAAATTCAAAATATGATTGATTATTCTCGAGATTTCATGTTTGACTATTTTGGATTCAAGACATTGGAGAAGGGATACCTTTTGCGTGTCAAGGACAGGATTGTTGAAAGACCACAGCACATGTGGATGCGTGTTGCAATTGAGATTCACACGAAAGAAGAACGGCAGGAACATTTTGGTCTTGACGTATATGTCCCAGATCTTCATTCCATCAAAGAGACGTATAATGCCCTGTCTAAGGGATATTTTATTCATGCGACGCCTACACTGTTTAACGCAGGAACTCCGCGTCCGCAATTGTCATCTTGCTTCCTGCTTGACATGAAGGAAGATTCAATACAGGGAATTTATGAAACACTAGGAAACTGTGCGCAAATTTCCAAGTGGTCCGGAGGCATTGGTCTTGCAATTCATAAAATTCGTTCTCGTAATTCTCGTATTCAAGGCACAAATGGAAAATCAACGGGAATTGTTCCAATGTTGCGTGTTTACAATGATACGGCAAGGTATGTAAATCAAGGAGGCAAGCGCAATGGTTCGTTTGCAATATATCTAGAACCCTGGCACGCAGACATTGAAGACTTTCTTCGTTTGAAACTCAATCAAGGTGCCGAAGAGGATCGTGCTCGAGATTTATTTTATGGTCTCTGGATTCCAGACCTGTTCATGAAGCGAATGGTTGCCAATGAAGATTGGACGCTAATGTGCCCGAACGAGTGTCCAGGACTAGACGATGTCTATGGTGAAGAATTTGAAAAACTATACGTCAAGTATGAAAATGAAGGGCGTGGTCGGAAGCGCGTTCCAGCACAAAAGATTTGGCAAATGATTCTTGATGCCCAGATTCAGACGGGTACTCCGTACCTGTGCTACAAGGATGCGTGTAACTCGAAGAGCAACCAAAATAATCTAGGAACAATTAAGAGTTCAAACTTGTGTTCAGAAATTGTTGAGTATACAAGTTCTGATGAGACGGCAGTGTGCAACCTTGGCAGTATTTCACTTTCCAAATTTGTTCGTGATGACAGGAGGTATGACTTTTATAGTTTACGAGAGTACACTTCTATGTTGGCACGAAATCTTGACAAGGTCATTGATAGAAATTATTACCCAACAGAAGAGTGTCGTCGGTCGAATCTACGACATCGTCCCATTGGTATTGGTGTACAGGGTCTTGCTGACGTATTTGCCAAGATGAGGATTGCGTGGTCTTCTCCTGAAGCACGAAAACTCAATCGTGAAATCTTTGAGTATATTTACTTTGCTGCACTTGCCGTGTCCAACTGTTTGGCAAAAGAATACGGTTCATATGATACATTTGCAGGGAGTCCAGCATCACAAGGTAAACTTCAATTTGATCTCTGGAATACGGTACCTACTGTAGAAGAACTTCCGTGGGATGAACTTCGCACAAACATTGTAAAGTTTGGTTTGCGCAACTCGCTGTCTATTGCCCTGATGCCAACTGCTTCTACATCTCAAATTCTTGGAAACAATGAATGTTTTGAACCATTTACTTCAAACCTATATGTTCGTCATGTTCTCGCAGGAGACTTTATGGTGGTTAACAAGTATCTTGTCGAAGAACTCACTGAACTCGGTTTATGGACGCCTGAAATGCGTACGGAAATTGTTGCACGGAATGGAAGTATTCAAAATATTCCGGGGATTCCCATCTCGATTCAAGAACGCTATCGCACTGCGTGGGAGATTCCCATGAAGACAATTATTGACCTTGCCGCAGATCGTTCGCCATTCATTTGTCAGTCGCAATCACTCAATCTGTTTGTGTCTGATCCAACATATGCGCGTATTTCAAGTATGCACACGTATGCATGGAAAAAGGGACTCAAAACGGGGTGTTATTATCTGCGTACAAAGGCCGCGGCATCTGCTCAAAAGTTTACCATTGAACCTACAAAGCAGACAACAACCGAGGAGTGTACAGTTTGCTCGGCTTAGCGTTAAAAATTTTGTTTGACAATTAATAAAACAAATGAGCTCACTTGCACTAAGTCCGTTTCCCGTAGGTGGTCAGGTAGAGGGCGGTCGTCGTCGCCGTCGTGGCGGTCAGGTAGAGGGTGGTCGCCGCCACCGCTCTCGCCGCCACCGCCGTGGTGGTCAGGATGCCCAGGTTATGGGTGGCGTAGAACAGGCTGCCAAGCACATAGAAGAGGCAGGAAAGAAGGTCATGGATGCTGGTCGTCGTATGAAGAAGACGGCAAGAAGAACGCGCCGTCATTAAAGTTTGAGATATTCCCCTAGTTCCGATAACATCTTAAATAATTCCTCTGTAAAACCAAAGTGACATCCATTCGGTTCCATCCCCAACGGCGCCCTACGCGACGACGTTGTACGTGGATGGACTAGCGAGACGATGATTTCCTGTGGAGATAATTCTATTCCGAGATGTTCTCGCCCCTTTAGGAAATTTGAACCTTCGGCAATTTTAACGTCGTCGGGGAACTTTCCGTCGTTCCAAAATTTTTTGGTATGACAGAGTGTTGCTTCTGAAATTCTCATGTGCTGAGGAAGTCTCATTGGCGGAACATTTACAAATGAAATGTAATTTGCAATATCATATGAAGGCAGTGTACTACAAAAGGCAATTTCCTTACGTGAACGCAACATCATGGATACGCGAAAAAGAATGCTATTGGGTGGATAAATATCGTCATCATCCATATGAACAATAATGTCGTGTTTTGCCAACTGACAACCGCGATTGCGCTTCCAAGCAATTGTCTTTCCTGGCATCTCAAGAATGTGACGAGCAAATGGAATGTGTTTTATGAGGTCTTCGCATGTATCCTTTCCATCGTCTATAACTAACCATTCCAACTTTTCTTGAGGATAACATTGACTATCTACGCATCCAGCACAAATTTCCATAAATTTTAGACGGTCTTTTGTGGGCGTCACGATTGTTACGCCGGGAAGGTCTTCTTCTTTTGGTAGCAAGTCTGCTATCTTGTATTCTGTATCATCCTTTAGATTAGTCAAAAACTTCATCTGTTCTATCCAAGCATTATGACGTTTCAAATAGTGATTTTCATTATCTTCGGATAGTTTCTTCTTTTGTTTGAATGTTAATTTGAGGTATCTAGACAGTGCCTCTTGTACTTCGGAAACTTCCGTCTTCCAAATGACACCCATACATTCTGGATGAGGAACGCACTGAGAATTGGCGCAAGATATTACTCCCGGATATTCAAACTCTTTGAATGGTTCAATTTCATTCATAAGCAAAATACTTCCCGTGGAAGCAGACTCATTAACTGCGTGACCAAATCCTTCCGACCCTGAAATACAAATGGCAAGACCACAATCTTGAATAATTTCATTGTATTGACTGGTTTTGAGGGTTGTTTTGTATTCTTTAATCTTATCAGAAAGTTCTTCTGGAATGGCAACCTTTATACGACTTGCGTCGTAAATAAGATGAAGTTCTGGAAGTTTTTCTAATTCCGGGTGATCCTTGTACGCATCAATGATAATTTGTGGATGACGATATATATTTTTACCGGCAAGGTATACTGCCTTGTGAAAGTTCTTTGTGGCACTTCCCTTTGCAATGGAGGTCCAACCAATATAGCGAACATTTGAATGTACTCCTTTGAATATTTCTTCTGCCTCGCGCGTCTTTACCCAAATCTCGTCAATGTTTGACAGGTAACTTTCCCATGTTTTATAGGTCCACTCTGGATTCGGAATGTAAATATTCTTACGAGCATATGTAAACAGGGAAGGATTCAATACTTCAAAAAAAACATTAATTTCTGCTTCAGGACACTCTGGTTGAGCATTCAAAACGCGACGAAATAGTATATCTTTATCTATTGTTGCCCACGTACCTTGTAGAATGTCTACATCGTGAGCAAGACCGGTTTGGTTTCGATGTGTGGAAATTAGATTGACACGCATTTACATATTCACACGATTTCTCTTAAAATTTGTTTTTATTTATCCTAAAGACTTTTTCAAGACAGGTCCGGTTTTGAAATTATATTTTTTGAACCCCATTCTAGTTTTTCTGTATACTGTGCTTCATTTCCAAAGAAGGTATCATATGAATAATTTACTAAACTATAGACGTTGCACCGTTTACAATCTTTTATGAAAGCATCTTTTGAAATATTCTCAACGCCTTTTGGATGAATAATTGCTGCTACCCCCCAATTGTAATGAATATCCGTGTGTCGAGATTGGTTAACACGATATCCGCTGTCTTCTAGACATTTAATATTTCTGTGATATATTTTGGAATCATAAATGTCTTTTCCTCGAACTAATAGACTTACTTGACCGGGGTCGCCCTGTAGAAGTTTATGATCAACTCTCCTAGAAAGCATATACATTGCAGCAAGAGTCCCTGCAACAATAGGTAACAAAATTACTGAATTACCCGAAAGTAACATTTTTGTGGTGGTGTAGATAAACACATATTAAAGAAGATCCGTTTTGACTGGAAAAAGTGCAGCAATATCTTATGTTATACTTTTTACAATCCGATCCTTTGAAAACTTACTACCAATTCCCTGATAAATAAACCAAAATAAATGACAGTATATCCACATAGTTCAAGACGTTTTTGATTTTCGAAAGATAACATTGTGCTGAATACCGCGGAATAAAAATTCGTCTTAGTTATTATTCTCGAACAAGTATAATGGCAAGTGCTTCAGCAAGTGCTTCAGCAAGTGCTTCAGCAAGTGCTTCGGCAAGTGCTTTAGCAAGTGATTTATTTCAAAAGACCCTTACAAACTTGGATTTGGCAATGTTTTGTTTTCCAAAAGATCAACCAACTAATCCAATGAATTGTGCAATTGTTTCATTACAACTTATGCGTTTAGTTACAGGTATACAATCAAATTCCGTTATTCCATACTATCCTGGAGGTTTACTGCCAAAAGAATTTCTTGAGTATACAAAAACGTTTTTTGGTTTAGACTTAACATTTTATCCATTTTCAGTTGATGATTTTAAAGCAGATAAACTTAATGCGTATATGATTCCTGGGTTTGCATGTATGGTTATAGTTTCAAGTAGAGAATTTAGACATACTGTTGTATATTTTTCAGATCCTTTAGACGGACCTATTCTAATTGACCCTCAAACCGGACATATATATTCTAACAAATATGTACAACCAAGTGAAAAAGATAGAGAATATTTTAAAGCCAATCGTATACCATACGTCAGAAACCTTGCAAGTATTATAGATCACTGGAAAATCATCGATATTCAGGTCGTAGTGTATGCCGATGGCATAAGGAAAACAATCGAAGATCATAAACGTATTAGTAACGATACAGATCGTATATTAAGTAATCAGGCGTTTAGAACTTTTTTTGACAGGGGGTTCATTTTTGACAGGAAATATGATTTTGAACGACCGCCACTCCCTCTACCGTCTACAGCGACAGCAGCGACAGCAGGGGAAAAAAGAGTACGGAAAATAGAATTAAGAAGTAAGACGATAAAAAAAGGTCGCATGGAATCAGATAGGACGTATGGATCTTCTCGTACCTCGAAGTTGACGAGGTAACTTTTTATACGTCCTTCTTCGCAAATTAAGAACTCTGTAGTACTCTTCCTTCTTTATGACTTCATGACATGGATGAAAAACAAGTGCACAGTCGCCTGTCCAACTAAGTTTTTGACCCGTCCATTTCCAGAAATCATCGGGGTTGGTTATTTGTGATACATTTTCTAACTTTGAAAGATTTTTATCTGTAAAATTGATGCAGAAGTCGTGATGGTCTCCGTAACCATAATCTGTATCAAAAATTTCAGAGGTATATAAACCATAAAATGGTTGAATTTCCTTTTGTACGGGGTTCCATACAACTTTTTCGCATGGACGAAAATTTTGAAACGCAGAATCCCAAATAAGAATTCCTATTGAGGATTTTGCGTAGATGCGGTCTTGAAATTTAACCAACATTACATAAGTAAAGCATTAAAAGAAGGACTTGAATTCCGCGCCTCTTGTTCCTACAACGTGTGGATTAATCGGTCTTGAAATTTGTTCGGGATAATTCGCAAGACGATCCATTGTATACTTGTACATGTTTATGCTACCAAGGATATCGTCTACACAATATGCCAAGACTCGTTCATTTAAATTTTCCACCTCCTGTCTTTCCTTTCCAGGAATGTTTTCCGAATATTGCAGATAGTATGCGCGCATAATTGTTTTCAAATCATCTTCTCTTTGGCGATCAATAACGTGCTTCTTGTCACTCTTTAACCATACTCTATACCTAATTTCGTCCTGTAACAAGTCAATGTTTGCCTGTGAAAAAAATGCTTGGTTTACCGGAGTTGGTGTATGAACGCGAATAGTTGCCTGCTGTTGAAACGTAGAACCATAATCGAGTTTCGGATCCTGATAATGTGTCATGAACGGTTTGCTGGCAGTTGATTCCAAGATATTGGGCACGTAACCAGTATGCTGAGGCGCTCCACGAATTGCGCTTTGAGTATAGAACATGTCAATTTTATCGTCCTTACGAGGATATAGTTCCTGTGGTTCTCCCATTATTTATTAGTTTGGTATAATCTTCTGCAAGTTTTTCGTGTCGGGTTCTAACACTGTAATTTCAAAGGCATACCTTGGTTGAATATTAATATTCATAATTGGAATAACATAATCTTGAGAAAACGTCCTTGACTGTGTAAAAGACAAGGAAAACTGCGAGACTCCACTATATTGCTGAAAGCATATTCTAGATATCGTACTATGCGCAAACGAAAGAGTATTGTATGTTGACACTATTCCTGCCAAATTAGAAACTGTCTTTGGAACTGCGGTAAAGGATGTTCCATATGCCACTGTAGGAAGCATGTTGGAAACAGCAAAATCTGACGTACAAATATCCGTTACTAAAAACCCATTTGACATGAGACCAACAAAATCCTGCAACGCCTGTGATGCAGAGGGATCTCCTTGTATCTGCGTTATAGACGGGTAATAAAAGGTGATTTCGTCTCCTGGTCGAATGTCATTTAATCCAAAAATATTGGATATATTAAATCCACTCGAAACGGTATTGTAATTTTGTGTTACGAAAAACTTGACCTTTCCAAAGTCTGAATTGTTTAATATGACAGCATCTATAATGTTAAGATTGTCAAGATGTGAAATCCGTTGATCTGTTGGAGTATACAGTTGAATATTTGCATTTGACAACTTGGACAGGGGAGGATCAAAACTATACGATTCGTCTGACCACGGAGCAAAGTCTACATATTGAACGGGAAATGTCGTTTGTCCGTCGTAAAGATTGCGATTGTTTTGGACAAGAACACTAAATGCCTTTTGAACAACTGTTCCTGCTCCTCCATAGTACCCACCTTTCAAACTGTCAATTGACATGAAAATGTACGGTTTATCCTGTATAGCATCAGGGTATTGTAAGGTTCCTGTAAAAATTGAAGACTTGTATGACTGGTTACCGTATACTGGAAGCGTCGCATGGGAAATTTTTATATTTGTAATGTTTGAAATGACATGTTCTGTATAAAAAGAATAACCAGTGACGCCATATCTCTTTGGTTGAATATCGATACCTATTTGAGCACCCCTTGTATTTCTTGCTTCGTACGTGGGATAAAAAAAGACTTGAACGTTCGGGTCTGTATAATTAAATGGAGTAGGACTATGAATTGGACTCCCGTTGGAAAGAACAATTTTCCAACCATATGTGGTATGAACTAAATTGCTAGTATTGTCATATAGATACGCAGGTGGTTCTACATTTGGAGGAAATGGTTGAGGTTTGTTGTTTGGAACATTTTGAATGTCTCCAAGGAGTCCTGGCGAAATCCCCGTATTCAAGGCAGTCAGGGGGGTTTCGTATGCAACAAGTGGTATTGTTGGATTGTTAAAAAAGTATGGAACCTGTGCATTTCCATAATTTAAATATGACTTGGTTCCAAATGTAAAAATATTTGAATATGCATCAGGTTGAATCGTCCAATCACGCTGTGCTGTGTCAATGATAACTATACGCTTTACTTCTCGCATTTGAGGTTGATCCTGAACCGGCACTGTTAATGTATTCTGTAATGCTTCTCCTGATAAATCTTCTACATTTTCAACCGTGGCATGTGCGGGTGTAGTAGTAGATGCTTCTTCTGGTTCAGGTTGTTCGTTTTTTTCATTTCCAATAAAAAATTGAACTGCTGGATCATATGAATAATCTTCACGCGCTTCAGCATCTGCCTCTGCCAGCAGGGATTGGTATATTAATCTCGAATCTGCCATTATATTGTTTAGACTTTGATAAATCCTAAATCTTCCATCCAAAATTCATGAGGATACATCTTTTCAATCATTGCAATTCTCTTTTCAAGTTTCTCGAGTTCTTGCTTATGTCTTGTAATGTTCTCAAGCGTAATGCTACTGAATGGCAGTTTTAAGAGATCGTCGATACAATCAAGTTCGTGGGATTTCAATATAGCACAACACTCTGCAGTAGACTTTTTGCGCAAATCAATGACGTCGTTACACATTAAAGTAATGAATTTTACAACGCTAGAGTGCCATGGAAGTTTTCCACGAAGATCGCGAAGTATGTACTCCTTGCGAGTTTCATACAACTTCATGCGACCGTAACAGTATTCAGTGAGTATTTCATTGACATTTTCATACTTGCGAATGCGACCGGTAATGTCAAACGCGTGCATATTTGTCGTCTTGATTTTCTTGACAAGACCAAACTCCTTTTCAATCCTTGCAATTGGCATGTCTTCAAACAGAACAATATCAAAACACACCTCAAGATCTGTAGACGTATCTGTATAGTCCTTTACAAATTCCTTCTTTTCACAATAGGCATCAAGCATGTGTTTGAATTTTGAAGTCCATACACCAATCGGCAAGTCTGAAACATGAATTGTTTTGGTTTTCGGATTATAAGTATATTCTGCCTTGACAGAATAACCACCTTCTTCTTGAGTGATTGTTCCCTTGAATCCCCGATACCACGGATGCAAGACGGCAGATTTCAAAATAGAATCGTTGCAACCCGAAATGATCCACTTGAGAATAATATCCTTGAGATCTTTTGGATTGTAAGATGGAACAAACGTAGAATATCCTGTTCCAATACCTGCAGATCCATTCACAAGCAGCATTGGTAGAATGGGAGCATACCATTCGGGTTCAACAGATATTCCGTCGTCATCTCGGTACTTGAGAACGGCAAGATCGTCCTTGGGAACCAAGTGTGAAATGTACGGTTGCAAGTGAGTAAAGATGTATCGCGTTGCGGCAGAGTCGTCTCCTCCTTCAAGACGAGTTCCAAACTGACCCTGCGGAACCAACCAAGGGAGATTGTTGCTTCCAACAAAATCCTGTGCCATGCCCACTATCGTTTCATTCAAAGATGCTTCGCCGTGATGATAACCAGAATGTTCCGCAATGTACCCTGCAAGTTGTGCCACCTTGACTTTTGATGTTAGATTTCGCTTGAGACATCCAAACAAAATCTTTCGTTGTGAAGTCTTGAGTCCGTCCATGATGGACGGCACGGATCGTTCTAAATTGTAGTATGAAAAGTGAATGAGATCCCTGTGTATAAATTCATCATAAGGAAGGCAGTGATCGGTATGCGGTACCAAAATACCTGCGGGATCTCTCCCTTGCAACCAAGTCTTGCGATCATCTGCACGTTCCTTGTTGAATGCCAAATCAATTGCAGGGTCGCTGTCGTGGGTGTACTTGAATTGAGTAATGTTTAGAGTTTTAAAGTACTCTTGTGCTTCGTCTCGTGTAGACGTTCCAAGACCCTTGTAATATTGAATCGTCCAACCGCGCTCGGTATTCTTCCATTGCTCGTATTCATATTGTGTATAAAATGTACGAACTTCCTTACCCTTTGTTGCCTTGACAATCGGAGTTGCCATGTATGCTAGAAACCCAGGAATGGATACAAGTTCGTGCCAAAGTTCATGAAAGAGATTGATAATCAGACCACGGATATGTGATCCATCATAGTCTTGGTCAGTCATGATGAGAATGCGTCCATAACGAAGACTGCGAATATCCGTGTACTTTTTTCCAGATTCCAGTCCAAGAATCTTTTTAAGTTCTGCAATCTCCTTGACCATTTCCACTTTTGCAGCACTGGAATCCTTGACATTCATAATTTTCCCCCGCAAAGGGAACACGCCGAAAGTGTTTCGCTGAGATTTCGTAAGCCCCGATAGAGCCATTGCCTTTGCTGAATCTCCTTCGGTGAGAATGAGGGTGCAATCTGCTGACTTGGTCGTTCCAGCCCACACAGCATCATCAAGTTTCGGGATGCCGTATATTTTTGATTGTTTTTTTCCATCACTCTTCTTGTTATCTTTCTCGTCTTTTTCTCGCTGAACAAGAATCAACTTGTCTGCGATTTCAAGTTTACTTTGAATCTTTTTCAGCGTGTCCTCTGGAATTTTGCACTGGGAACCAAAAGCACCAGATTTTGTAGTCAACATCTCCTTTGTCTGTGAATTAAAGGAGGGGTTTTCAATCTGACACGAAATGAATATCGCAAGATTTTCCTTCACAGTCGATGGTTTTACCTTAATCTTCTTCTTGGTATCCAGATATTCAATAATGTGAGATACAATCTGATTAACAATATTGTCAACATGTGTACCTCCGCGAGATGTCCAAATACCATTTACAAACGAAACCTGAAGAAACGAACCCGTCGGAGAATCTGCAACTGCAATATCCCAGCGGTCGCAAGAGTAGTGTACAACCGGACCCTCTAGGTATTCTCCGGCATACACTGCAAGGTCACGACACTTGATGAGTGTCTTTTCTTCACCAATCTTCCAAAATACCTTGACCTCTTTTCCAACTGTCATGGCAAGGTCTGTTGCGCGACGACGAAAGATGGATAGCATATCTGGAGTAATTCCATGGAGACCAAATTTTTCAAAATCGGGGACCCATGAAACAGACACGTACGGTTTGCTCTTGCACGACGTAATCTTGGGAACTCCAACTGTAGTCATATTGTCTGTCCACGTTTGAGTATACTTTTTTGCAGTTTTCCGATCTACAGTTTCAATGGTAAGTTTCTTGGAAAAGATGTTGGCAAGTTTAATGCCATATCCATTCTTGCCTCCTACCAACTTTTTCTCTTCCTTGTCGTAATTTGTAGAAGTAAGAAGTTCACCAAACACGAGTTGCGGAATCCAAACGCGATACTCTGGATGCTGTAAAATATCAATGCCTTCTCCATCATTTTCAACAGTAATTGTGTTTCCGTCAATTTCAATCGTAATATTCTTTACGAGTTCGAGACTGCGTTGTCTTGTACGAACGACATGATCGTGCGCATTGACTAGAATCTCGTCGAATAGTTTGTATAGACCGGGGTTAAATTCAATATTCTTTAGAACAAACTTTTCATTTTCAACTACATGGAAATCTTCGTGAGTATTTTCAATGCTGCCAATATAGGTATCGGGTAGAGACAAGATGTGTTCGCGATGCGTATGCTTTTTATAGGATTCTGCCATTGTATCTGTGTATTTTTAAGAATGGAAAAAACAAATTATCCGTTTTACACGGAAAAAACAAATTTATATAAAATGCCTAGAGCAAAAAAACAAAAAGCAGCGGAGATTGAATTTCCACCCGTTATATTTTTTCTGAAACTTGGAAAGAATTTCAAGGAGGAACAACCTATACAGGTTCCGGTTGTTAACAACCCTGGGACAGTCTATTCTGATATTCTGAAGGAAATGGAAATGCCAAAGAATTCCTACGATGAATCCATTATTCACGAACTCATGTCAAAGATTCATCTACAAACGGAATATCCGCAGGGGACGTGCTGTTTTTGGTGCTGTCATGCATTTGATTGGACTTCATTTATAATTCCAACTCATTACGATTTTTATAATAATTTTTATACGGCAGAGGGCAATTTTTGTAGTCCAGAATGTGCTCTCTCATACATTTACGCAGAACCAAAATTGACAAATTCTCAAAAATGGCATCGACACTGTCTTCTTCGTTCCCTGTATTCGAAATTATACACGGCGCGCGATTTAATGAATGCTCCGGATCGCAGGACTCTTCGCATGTTTGGAGGCAGTCTAGATATCAAGCAGTTCAGAGAGTATGTTTGGAACGGAACAAAACCTCTTCAACTTGAACTGCCACCAATTCGTCTCTACGTACCGTCTGTCAATACTCAAACAACAAATAGAGATATCAAGTCCTATGTTGCACTGTCGACAGAGGCAGTGGATAAAGCATCTCAGCAACTTCGTTTGAAGCGTTCAAAACCGGTTCATTCAAATTCGAAAACATTTGACAGTCTTGCGGTTTAAACATTCAATGTTTTTTATATAAAATGTTGAATCCACATGAAATGATTAAAACATCCATGTCTCTTCAACTAATGAACGCAGGTGGGTCTTATGGACCCATTTTTAATTTTATAACATTGAATCTCTATGAACAAATTATAAAATCATATCCTGTGTGGTCTGGATGGATGCGCAGACGGTTACCCTGTCTTCGCGAAAAGATTCGTGGAGATTCAAAACCAGTCACTCGTGAACCATCTGCAGTAATTGAGTGTCATCGTACTTCTCCGCAACCTACAAAGAACGGAGTAATGCCTGCGTTTGTTACACGTATGGATGCCATCATTCACTACGTTGTATCGTCCTTGAATATTAAAAAACTTTTGGCAATTTCAAACCACGACTACCTTCCAAACGAATTTGAACCTGTAAAAATTGATGAAGATGTATATTTTAAAATGACACACGTCGAACCGCAAGAAGACGGAAATATCAAGAATTTAAAATTTGAGATTTTCTGTTATGACGGAAATATACACGCGCTGCAGAAATTCATTGATTCGTGTAATCAAGATTACGAACGAAAAATGTTAAATAAACTTGGAAATAATCTTTACTTTTTTGACCAGGTTGTAGAAAACAAGAAAAAGAAGAATCAGAATCCGCTGCCAAAAGACTTTTTAGTGTACAGTAAGCACAGATTTTCAACTACACGGACCTTTGAAAATGTATACTTTGAGGAACAGAAAATTGTAAAAAGAAGAGTCGATTTCTTTTTGAATAATCGAACATGGTATGAAAAGAAGGGTATTCCGTATACTCTTGGGTTTTTGTTTCATGGTTCTCCTGGAACAGGAAAGACTTCTGAGATTAAAGCAATTGCAAATGTTGCTCATAGACATCCTATAAATATTCAACTATCAGAAATCAAGACAAAGAGTCAACTACGGCATCTTTTCTTTAGTGACGAAATTCACGTATTTAATGGTAGTACATTGGAGAAGTATACAATTCCTGTGAATGAACGCCTGTATATCATTGAAGACGCGGACGCAATGGGCGATGTATTATTGAGACGCGAGTGGAAGAAACCTGTTGTTGAAAAACCAAATGATCCCTTTGTAATCGAAGACGAGGATATGTTAAAAGATCCAATTGACCTTTCCTTCTTGCTGAATCTTCTTGATGGTACGCTAGAGTCCTCCGGACGTATCATCATTGTAACGTCAAACTTTCCAGAAAGATTTGATAGGGCACTTGTACGTCCTGGGCGAATTGACATGATTATAGAATTTAAAAAGTGTAATCGCAATGTTCTCCGTGAAATGATTTGTGGATTTTATAATATAACAAATGTAATGCAGGACGACTTATGGAACCGCGATGAAGTTGATTACAGGTGGACCCCTGCAGAAGTACAGCAAATTCTTTTTAGGAATTTTGATAACCCTACTGCTGCGATGAAAGAACTTTTGGAGACCCAACCCCAAAAATTAGAGCAAACGGAATCGATGCCATTATTGGAAGTCCCGCAAGAACTGCCAGAGCAATTAACCACCCTAAAGTCCCTCCCAGTGTTGGAAACAGAATAGATGAAACAAGACCAAACACGGGGACAAGCCAAAGAAATAGCAAAAAGGCAGAATTTTGAGAAAGAACAGGGATCCGATTAATTATGATGAATTTTAAAGAAGTCCATGCAATTGCGTAGGCAATGATTAATGGAATTGTAACTCCAATGTATAGAAGTGCCGAATTCGGACTTGTTGCCAATGGAGCATCCTCCTCTTGATGTTTTTCTTCAGGAGCAATATCGGGTATGGGGTCCAAAGAATTCATTATGTATTAAATACGACATTAGCTTGACCGTTCGTAACTTTTAGAAAGTTATATGATTCAATGTATACAGTTGTTAGATACCCGCCATATTGGATATCAAGATTAGTTGGTTGAGGATAAATTTGTATGACTTCGCCTGGAGAAATGAGCGGAGGAACACCTGGCGCAGGGGACAGGGTTGCCCCTGCAGGAACCGGAATTGGATTTGGACTAAATACTGTAGACTTTACAACGCAGATGGGTGTTTGAGTAATGACCCCTGTTGCAACGGTTGGTGGAACCAATAAAGTATACCGTAAATTTGTCTTGTTGAACATTGAACCGTTTACGCTTCCAGAAGGTTGTGTTATTTCGTCGGGATTTAGCGCAAAAGAGTATAAATTAATGCCAGGTAGACTAGTTGTATCGCCCTTTGAGTACTGGAAATTTTCAATTTCTCTATAAAAATTGACATTTTTTGTAACTTCTCTTTCTTTTCCATCAAATACTATACTTGCCTCTTGTAGAATATCCTGCTGTATCATATTGTTTGGAAGTTGTGCCCCCGTTGAATAGTAATTATTTGCTCCTATCGGGATTAATGTATTGTCGATTGGCGGATAAAAAATGTCATTCCAGTTTGTATAGTTATCCCAGTCGTTCAAGAGCGTTCTGTCCATTCGCTGAAACAGGGCAACAATTCGGGTACATAGATTGAACATGGGTATTGGTGTTTCATAGTATCCATACTGTCTTTCAAAAAATACATACCGCACTTGTGTCATTAAAAATGTTCTCTCAAATGCCGCAATGTTTGCTCGTTCTGTATCCGTTACAAATATGTAATTTGCTTCAATGTATGGTGTCAAATTCCAGTTTTGAAGATCTGAATTTGTAGGATTTCCTTGAACATCTGGATACGACAAGAAGTTTGAAATACTTGCCTTTGAATTTCCTGGATCACCAACTATCCGCTGTCCATATGTAAGAGACGTTGGTTCTACATCCATGATGGTAAAGAGACTATAAATGTTTGTAAATGTTATTGATATTTCTACTTCGGAAAGTGATAGCGCAATAAGAGGCAAGGATTGACCTATTTCCGTACAAAACCAAAATGAAAGAGGAATAACCAACTGTCTTCCTCGTATAGACGGTCCTGGAATGGGTATAGTCGGAGTCGTAATCGCATTCGGGTATTGATTGAATCTTCCAGGCGCATTTGCTGGATCGTACATGTCTGGCGTGTTTCCAACCATTTGATCCAACAATTCACGCTTCGTCTTGTCTTGACTCAAATAAGACTGGATCTTCATCCATTCACCTGTAACGGTCGAAACCGCGCTTCCATTGATAATTACAGATGCTTCTTCTATCATATTGTACCCCAGATTGCGAACCCACTGAAACAAAAAAGGTTTTGCATTGCCGTTTTGATCAACAACGGATAACCCAGACCAAATATCTGGAATATTTACACAGAGGTGACAGTCGTGAAGAAGATCTGCATAGCGCGATACCTTGAAACGATATGTAGATTTTGTAGCAGCAGCAAGGTTTGTGTCTGTGGAATTGCGAGGATCTAGACGGAAATGTTCCATGGCAAAGTTTGTAGATCTCTTGTACATCTTGGAAAAATAAGACATGGATGGGTTTCCATTAACAAACACGTTCTGGGCACCTATACCCGTTAATTGCATCAAGCCACCAGGCATCTTATTCTATATCGTATGAATAATGTATTCTTGGATTCCGTATATTATTATTTTTACTTTACTGGCATTTGTCATTATACATGCTTACATGAGTTTTCGGTATGGTTATGATTGGATAGGAAGTGCGACTCGAAAAATGGCAGTTCGTTATCTGAATTCAAAGAACGCATCTATAGTCGATCTATATCCGATACCAAGAGTACCCTATATGGATCGATTTGGACAATATACAAAGATACCGAAAATGAAGGAAAATTCCTTTTAAGTAGGTACCCATTTGTTCATTAGGAAGGCAGTAGTTCTCTTTTCGGGTCTTTGAACGATGGAATTCGAACTAGGACAGCACGTTGCAGAAGACGTTGGATCCTTGTAGATGGAACCAGCAAGATAGGTGGTGTATGTTGAACTATATGCATCCTTTTGAGATGCCGTGTAATTGTTATAGTAATTAAATGTTGTCTTGCGCTTCAGATATTCTGTCACTTCAGAAGCACTACTGAAACGATTATTGTATATCTTTGTAGAAGGTCGACACGGACTTAAGTTCTGTAAAGGATCGCTCATTATATTTACACATAACAAATTTGTATATATACAAAATGGCACCTATTCGCTTCATGTTGGTATCCACGCATACTGAACAGATTACGGGGTATTCAAAGGTATCCTATAACATTTTGAAGCAGTTGGCAACATTGCATCCTCTTGTCAAGGTATTTCATTTTGGGTTTCAAAGATCTCCAGTGACCCTTCCGAAACCAGCTCGCCCTCTAACCAATGTTATTCAGTTTGATGCTGCCGCAAACGAGAATCCAAAGCAGGCGGGATTTGGTTTTAATTGCTTCAAGGAATACGTAGAAACTGTAAATCCAGATATTGTCATGATTTATAATGATCCAATTGTTGTGAATCAGTTTTTGTCTGCCGTTAAGGATCTTGAAAAGACGTTCAAACTTTGGGTATATCTAGATCAGGTATACGAGGGATCTGATATGGGTCTTTTGCGCAATATTGAGAATAGCGCAGATCGCGTTATTTGTTTTACGGATTCTTGGCGCGACCACCTAAAGTCTCGTTTGAATACTTCAAACATCCTGTTTGACGTTCTGGAGCATGGTGTAGATCCTCTTGTTTTCAAGAGACTGTCGGATGTAGAGCGTCTAAATGCTCGCAAGTCTCTGAATATCCCAACCGATGCGCTTGTATTTCTAAATATGAATCGCAATTCACAGCGAAAGCGACTTGATCTAACAGTCATGGGATTTGTTCGTCTTCTAAAGAAGTACCCCGATGCTCCTCTATACCTGCTGTTTGTAACGTCTATGCGTCCAGATGCCGGCGGTCACTACAATATAATGTCCATTTTCATGGAAGAACTAAAGAGAAACGATCTTGATACGTTCAAGTATTCAACTCGAATTGTGTGTGTTGACACGACACCCCCTGCCATATTTATTGGTGATGATGCCATCAATCAGATTTATAATGCAGCAGATGTTGGTGTAAACACTGCGAATGGAGAAGGGTTTGGTCTATGCCAGTTGGAGCACTTGGCAACTGGTGCACCACAGGTGGTTCTTGACATTGGCGGATATCGGTCATTCATGACAGACCAGGTGGGTGTTTTGATGCCTCCGTCGCATTACTCTTATCTACCCATGAATGCTGGTGTGGGCAGTATTGAGCATGGTGTAACGGCAGAGCAGGTAACGGATGCCATGGAGAGATGCATGACACTTGTTAAGGACCCAATGACTGCTGCTCGATGCGCGTCGGTTGCACAGCAGCGCCCGTGGTCTCGTATCTGTGACGATTTCCTGGAGTCAGTCATTTCTTCCTCAAAGTCATCGCCTAGTAGTTAAAAAACTTGATACGATCGGGTTCTAGAGTACCAAGTTTGAGAAGTCTATTTGCGTCTCCAAAGGCAGGTTCGTCAAATACTTCCTTGCTGTCTGGATCTACTAAAAATACAATTTCCTTGATTTTGATTCGTTGTAATCTACGACCTCGTTTCATGAGGTTTCTGAGATACGACGCATCACGCTCGTCATCCTTGATATCGGAATGAAACGCAACGTCTTCCCCCTTTGCTTGTGAGTCAAATCGTAAGCACTGAATAACTGGTT